ATTTAATAATTATGATAAAATTATTTTTACTTTTGATTTAACAGAAACAAGTGTTTTTAATTTTCAATGCCTCATGAAAATATTACCTTTATTAAAGAAATTTGAAAAAGACATAGAAGTGAAGCTTGAAAAAAGTTTTATTGTTGTACAAAGACAATGGAAAAAGGCATTGTTAATGCTATTTTTTTCATATTATAAGCCTAAAAAACCTGTTGAATTTATTAATGATTATATTCAAAACCAGGGTTTCAATTCCAATGTTCTGCTGTAATATGTTGATGCGGGACGCTGCAAGGGTGTATACATCATACTAGCATCATTCTTATATTTAACATAGCCGATTGCTTCGCCCAATACTTGTGGTATAGCGTACTCCAAAACTAAATTATTTAGCTGAGCAACTTGTTCGGAAATATTTGTGGGAAGATTTTTTGAGTTTTGAAGAAATATACTTCTCATAATCATTTTCAAAGGTGCTTCATCCTGCTTGCTTATTAGGAATCTACCTTTAGATTCTTTATAAACACCTGCTCTCAATCCATTCTGAATAATGTTCATGTTTTCTTCGCTAAAGAAAGTTGTAGATAATATATCATTATCCCAATTTCCAGTCATTGCATTTCTGTAGTATGTATCACCGTCTGACTTTGGTATCTTGTCATATAAGTGAAAACAGTCCATAACGTTATTACCCAAAATGTCTACTCGTCCATTACTATTGCAACTCATATATATTAAGCCTTAGAAAAAATTATCTATATTTTAATATATAATGACGTTTCAAAGAGTAGTAGTCACGATTGCTATTGTTATATTAATTCTATCTTTAGTTGTATTGGGCGTACTAATTTACAATTCCAGAAACGAAGACCAGTTTCCTCCTGAAATTGGCAACTGTCCCGATTATTTTGTAATGGAAGAAAATCAAGGTACTGAAATGTGTTTCAATCACCATAATTTAGGAAATAAATCTGAAGGATGCGAATGGTTCGATCCTAAAGACGCAACTAAAAAAAATAAGAAAGAATTTGCCAAACAATGTGGACTTACATGGGACGGTATCACTAACTTTTAGATGCTGTTATTTTTTGATATAAGTTTTAATAAAAGATTATATCAAAATGGAGAGATTACCAGAAGAAGTAGTAGATATTATATACTCATTTATTCCCATAAATATAATATATAATTTAAACCATACACATCTACATAAATATTACCCCTTACTTATCAAGGATAGTGTTGTTGATAAAAAATTTCATGCATATATGAGATATATCATAAGATGCGATTGTTCTATGTTTTTACATAAAATTTTTGAAGTTAAAATGCACTACTTTATTAAATTAAATAATTGGAAATTTGATATGAAAACATTTCCAAATTACGTTGAATATTTAAGATCATATACTATCAAATTATCTAAAACAAATTGTAGGAATATAATTGAATACTATATATCAAAAGAACCAGTTTCCAGGAAAAAGAGACATAAAAAAATAAGAAGAAGAAATATAAAATGGAGCAATTAAATATCAATCACATTTTAGAAAGATATGATAAAGAAAAACTTTTGATAGATTGTTTAAACCACTTTGAAAAAAATAAAACAAATGTTTTGACAAGGCGCGGTATATACATATATGGTAGTCCAGGTTCTGGAAAAAGTTATTTTGTAAAATCAATACTAAAAAAATTAGATTATGATGTGATTACATTTGATGCCGGAGATGTAAGAAATAAAACCATTATTGAAAATATCACGAAACATAATATGTCTGATACTAATATTGTTAGCATGTTTCATAAGAAAAAAAGAAACATCGCCGTTGTTATGGATGAAATAGATGGTATGAATGGCGGAGATAAAGGAGGGATAAATTCGCTCATTAAGCTAATTCGTCCTAAAAAAACTAAAAAACAAAAAGCAGAAAATAGTACTATGATACCTATAATTTGTATAGGGAATTATCATATTGATAAAAAAATTACCGAAATGATGAAGGTATGTACCACTGTTGAATTAAAAACACCATCTGATAAACAAATTGATAGCATTATTCAATTATTAATGCCTACTCTCGATTCTACATTAAAACATAATATGGTAGAATTTATACAAGGTGATCTTAGAAAATTAACATCGACATATAATATCTATAAAAATCAACAAACAATATTAAAAAACAAAATAATTACTACCATTTTTCAACCAAAGATATACAATGAAGATACTAAACAAATAACAAAAAAATTATTAAATAACAAATACGGCATTAATGAACATATATTACTGATGAATGAAACTGATAGAACTAGCGTTGGTTTATTATTCCATGAAAATATAATCGATGTCTTAAGTAAAATACCAAAGCATATTGCGATACCATTTTATATAAATATTCTAAATAACATTTGTTTTGCGGACTATGTTGATAGAATTACTTTCCAAAAACAAATTTGGATTTTCAATGAAATGAGTTCTTTAATTAAAACATTTTATAATCATCGTTTATGGAATGAATTAGAAAAAAAGAAACCAATACATTTTAATCCGGAAAAGGTAAGATTTACAAAAGTATTAACAAAATATTCAACTGAGTATAATAATATGTTATTTATGCAAAACTTATGTCAACAATTAAGCATGGATAAAAAGGATGTTTTCTCATACTTTATGCATTTGCGTAACACATATTCAGAAGAAGAAATATATGATATGTTTGATAATGATAATTATTCCATTAACAAACTTGATATTAATCGTATTTTTAGATATTTAGATGCTTATACTAAAATAGAAGAATGATTATGCATTGTTTTGACAGTAAGATACTAAACCATCTTTAGTTCTAGGACCGCTATAAGTATCTAGTTTTTTCCCACCGCCCATCAATAAAATTGTAGGAAACCCTTTAACTTTATTGGCTTTAATGATCGCAGCTGCTCCATCATCCTTTCTTTCAAGTGCACGCATTTTAATATTGGTGGTATTTTCGCTGGCGGCAGCTTGCCAATGAGGCAATAGATCAACACAATGAGGACAACCATCCATATGTAAAAGCAATAACTCCTTTTGCCCTTCAAATCCTTCTTTTCGCGGAAGAAGCATATGTCTCAAAAATCCTTTGATTTCTTCATACATCATTTTAATTAATCTAAAAGTTATAATTACTGCAATAACCATCAAAATCAACATAATGAATGTAGTTGGAGTTATTTTGTTGCCTTTCGGTAACATTTTGTTAAATTTCTTTGTCAAGTTCTTCAACATTATAATATAAGACTAGATTTTATTGTTCCATATAAAATTTTGCTAGTTTTTTATCTCTAATAAAAATTTTAGGAGTTAATTTTGTTTCCCGTACATAGTCTGGATTTGGATTTTCCAATAATCTTCTCTTATCAAATGTATTTTGATCGTGAGCAAAGCATAAAATACTTTTCATTGGATTTAATTGTATAAACGGTATAGTATAGTTTTTTAAAAACTGTTTTTCTTCTGCTAACTCTGCTTCGTCGTCATATTTTGTGTCTTCTAGTAGTCTTTTTTTAAATGCAAAAGTGCCAGCAGTAGCATGATTTGGGCCATACGGTCCAAATTGCCATATCTTACTAGTATCTTTAAAGTAAATATATATTGTACTACTACCCGCACACAGTGCCTGTGGCGTAGATCTTAACCTATTTACGGCGTGATTCACTCTATCAGGAGGATAATAATCATCGTCATCCATGTAAACAATAATCTCTCCTTTTGCCTTTTCATGCATATAATTTCTTTTTCTTCCTAATTTCATCTTTTCTTTTTGATAGAAATATTTAACATTGGGTACCTCTTTAAATAAATCCCCCACTGGATCTGTACCATCATCCACCACTATCCATTCCATTAATTCCATGGGATATGTTTGTGCTAAAAAATTCTTAATTAGTGAAGGAATAAAGCTACGTCTATTATAAGTAGGTGTACAGATACTTACAAAAGGTTTTCCGTTCGCAGAAACCTTTTTCTTTTTTCGGTTTTTTTTACCCATCTAATTAATTAACTTACCTTTTTATTAAGTAATTTAATTAAGAATTAAGAAATAGACCAAAGCCAATATCCTATATATGTCAGTAGTCTAATACCTATCAATACTGGGAATATTAAAGTAATGTATAATCCCCAACTCTTTCCCGTCTTTGTTAATGTGGATCCTAATGTAGACACAATTATAGCCAATGTTATAAATAAATTAATTGGCCAGTAGGCCCTGAGATTCCTTTGCATTTGATATGTACCACCCTCATAAGGACATTTTGTTGAATTATCACGTTTGCCCATAGCTCCAAATAGCATGTAAAAGAACGCTTCAGTAGGCATTGCTGCCATATTATAAAATGTAACAAGTAAACCAAAGAATAATGGTAAGATAAAGGCACTGTATCGGTTTAAAGATGCAAGCGGTGTGGTAAATAATCCAGTACCAAATGCCAACATCATAACAACCATTGAAAGCATCGGCATATAAAGTGTAGTTAAATATCTAAACCAGTATACGTAACCGCCTTCGAGGAAATTCCAGAATACCTTAAATCCATTTCCTAGAGGCCCGTCTTTTTTCCTTAGGCTTTCTGGTTTAGAAGCGGCGATGTAAAAATCTAAGTAAATATTATCCAAACTTTTTAAATCTTTATTATTGGATTCAGATTCTGATTTAACCTTTTTTATTCCTTTATCAAAATAGTTTGTTGTTTTATTTTTACTCCATGATCCTTCTATGGATTGGAATAAAAGTTGACGAGCACCACGTTTTTTACCAGTGTCGCCTTTACTCAAATCATCTTTTTGGAATCCCTTTCTATAATTACGTCTAATTTCTTTAAAATCATCTGCAATTCCCCTTAATTCTTTTGATTGGTTTGGTGTAAGTTTGCTCTTAGTAGCCGGATCTTCTCCTTTTGGCGGCGTTATTTGTTTTTCCAATGCGTCAATAAATTCATCTAGTCTATCACCTACCAATGAAATTGGCAACTCTTCATGTAAATAGGGTAAGAAATACGATAATACATCACTCCATATTCCCCTAGATGTAGACCACGATCTTTGTTGTGTTTTAGCAAACCACGCACCAAACCATCTATTAGGATTACTAGCGTCGCCGTCATCATCTGGGTTATATGCAGTTGGGGCCCTTACAGCTGGATCATCGTATATATAATTATATGGCCAACCATAGTTTTTGGGCAAAATCCAGTTAAATGGTGGATAATCGAATAAACTAGGACCATCCGCCGTGCACCCATCCATCTCTTCCTTTGCTAATCCGTATTTCTTTAATTTTTCACAGCATAAAGATCTTATTTTGTTTTTTCGAAATGAAGTATGTGAAAATCCCAACGTTTCCTCCATTTGCGTAATTGCTATGTCTATACCCGTAGCGGTTTTTCCAGGAGAATTTTTGTCTGGACCCATCCTTGTTTTTCTAGCATCTCTACTTGCTCTAATCATTTGCTTTTTAGAACCTAAATCCATTTTGGTTGCTCGTGTTGAATTATCAGAATCATTACTATGTATTGTTGTTTTTGCACCGCCTTTTTGAGTTTTTGTCTCATTCTTTCTAGTACCAGCATCACCTTTCTTTATTTTTTCTTCTAATTTCAATAATTCCGCATCAGCAGTAATCCATGTTTCACCTACAATAATACTATAAATATCCCTTGATAAGGATCTAGATAAATGAAGCATATATGTAAACCAATCTGGACCGGAAACATGCTCTTGAGGACAACTTTTTCCATTTAGCGCGTTCTTTGGCACAACACCATTTTTGCATGGATAATAAGGAGGCTGATGTTGATTATGAGGAAGTAAACATTTACCACCACCACCCGCCGTCGGATCACTACTAGATTGTCCTTTACATTGCCTTTGGTCTAAAATCAATTGGAGCTGATAAGAATAAAAGGGAAATAAAACCCAAAATACAACAACAGTAGTTATAGATGTTGCCCAGAAGCTTGACCACGGATCTTGTTTTGCTTTTGATTTTGTTGTTTTTTTATTTTTATTTTTCCTTTTTCCTTTGTCTGTTGTGGACATATATATATATATCTACAAATATAATTCTTTCTAAACTAGGATATCAATTGCAAAGTTTATTTAGATAAACTTCTACGTAAGATATATATAATGAATGCGCTCAGAGGACTTATTACTCTTTTAATTGCACTTATAATGGTAAAACTATTTATTGATTTAATTATGTTTATATTTGTTGGCAGTATGTATGCTGAAAGACAGGCGTTGCGAGGAAATCTTCGTGGATTTTAGGATACTTTATTTAGCTAATACATATTTCAAATAATTTTAAAGATGTCTATTTCTAGAAAGTAAAATATTTATTATTATATATAGTTATGAACATTGTTCGAGTATTAATTTGTTTATTAATAGTATTTGTATTTGTTAAATTAGTATTGGATGGCATTAGTATTTTCATGGGGAGCAAATCTAGTGTCATTGAAGGTATGCAAACTCAAAAAGATACAGCAAAAGAAGTCCAACAGGAAGGAGAAAAAGAAGCAAAAAAGGTTTATGGTGAATATCAAGAAGAATTGGCTGAAGAAGGGCTATTAGACCCCTCCAAAAAAAAGCATAAGCACAAACATTCTCATGAACATTCGCATAATTTAGGACCTGGAGGAACTCAGCATATGCTAGGACCTGGAGGAACACAAAAATTCAAACCGCATAAACATCATTCTTCAGGAAGACGTGTTCCTGATGATAGCAATAATCACAAATATAAAAAATTTATCCCGGATAAGTTAGATCAGTTACCACTTACTAAAAGAGTATACGAAGAAATGGGGAGAGATTTTATGAAAGATGAGGCAAAAAAACGTGGAATTAAAAAATCTCCTGGTATTCACGACTCAGAAGCTGAAATATTAGGTAAAATGGTATGGAGAGTTTACGCTGCCGAGATTGAACAAAAGCGAGCGAGTTCGCCAAAAGCCAATGACCAATTGTTAGAAAGAGAAATTCAACTTTTAAATGAAGTCTCAAAACTAATGAAAAGTGAAACAGATCACCACAAAGGCAAGGGAAAAAAGCATAAGGGAATTACTAATCAAGCCTCAAAAGTACCCCAATGCGGTAGCGCTGGTTTCCATGTGGATTCTCGAACTACAAATATGTATAGTTATACTCCTCCTACAAGCAATGATATTCATAGAGAACCTGGTCACGCATTCGAAGGCGAACCCATTAAAGGAGCACCTATATATCACGATATATCAAATGCAGTGGAACACTGCGAAACTGATAGAGCTTGCGGAGGTGTAAACTTTGATTCTACCACTGGTAAATTCTTTTTAATGCCTGTTCATGCAAGAGTAGTTCGTAGACCACATTATACTGCTTTTATTAAAAAACATCATCGTCGAAGAACAAACCCGCACGATCATAAAAGCGCGGGTAGAGCTCACGGACATCATCATGGAGAACCAAACCCCTATTTACCAGAAACAGGGATAGGTTTTAGCAGTAGTCCTTGTCAATGTAAAAACGGACATCCTAGAAATCCTAATCTACTCCCCCGACCATACAATTCATTGATGGACCTATTTCATTAAAAATCTTTGCATTATATATATGAACGTTTTTGGAACTTTTGCTGTATTCGTACTTTTATTTGTTATTTATCAGTTTTTAAGTATGATATATCATTCGGCAAAGAGAAGCTATAGAGAAGGCTTTAAAAGTAACTGCAAATGTAGCGGTGATAATTGTCGAAATGCACCCGGAAACCACTCTTGTAGATGTGGTAATAATTGTATCTAAATAAAAATATATTAATTTTAGTATATTTTTATCTTGCTATCATTAATCCTATTCTACCTCCAACTATTTCTATCATGTTATATCGCTCTTCAAATATTCTCAAATCAAAGTTATACTCATTTAATGTCCACAAATCTTTTCTAACTCCAATAATATTTCCCGATGGATCACAAAGTACATCGACATTGGCAGTATCTAAATCCTGATTACGCGGTGGTTCGATCGTGTTAAATTCAAATGTAATATATTGCCACTTATTTGTATTTTGCGCACCCGTTGGTTGATAGGTTAAACGACTGCTGTTTGTACAAAAGTTATAACAATATAAACCATACTTTGCTATGCCGGTTGTTCTAAACCATTTTTCAATATAAGCATACACTCCCGCTGCTAGTAAATTTTCCCTGTAATCTTGACCACATAATATAGCCATATCAAGCATAATATTCCTTTGATTTTTAATTGTCATTGCTCCGGAAGTATATAATGAAAATGGATTA